TGGGTGGAGGTGGGGAAGGTTTCCGCCACCATGCACCGCAATCGTCCCCCCATGCCCGCCGTCACTGCCATTTATTCGCCCCGAAGGTACTCAATATACAGATAGCCAACCATGCCCGCCAGTGTTGCCGACGCCGTGCAGGTAACGTACTGGGTAGCGCCCCACACCTGGTTAGCTTTGCCGTTGGTGCCGGGGTCGCCGACGTTGCCGAAAGCGCCCGCCGCCGCCGTACTCATCCCGTCAATCAGGTTGTCGCTGCTGGTAGTAGCGTTGGCCGCTACGCCCACATCGACTGTCGCAGCGCCGGTGGACGCCGTGGGGATGTAGAGGACGGCACGCGTGATAATGAGAGGCACACCCTCAGGGTTGGCAATGGCCGCAGCGCCGCCCGCCGTGGTAGTCGTGACGGCGGTTAGCGCCTTGCGATAAGCTCCAAATTGAGACATTGTATTTTCACCTCATGGGTAAAGGGGCGATAGTAGCGCCCCTGTGTCTAGCCGACGAAAAACTTAGGGCAGCAACGCCGCAAACGGAAAGCGGGTGGTATTGTTGCTGTTGATCTGGTTCAGCGGGTTGGGCAACTGCCAACCGAGGCGCATCACCGCCCGGAGCGCAACCATGTCCTGCTGCGCCAGATTGTGGATGATGTTGCCGGCTTCATCCTGAATGACAGCCTGATCCAGAATCTTGTAGGTGATGTCCTGGCGAATGCTGTATACCAGTTGGTTCCAGTCGCCGCTAATCATCAGCGCTTCGGTGGCGTCAATAGCGCCGTTGCGAGGAAACTCCATCGGCACGCCGTCAAGTTCGTAGCCGCTGCGCTCCTGCATGGTGCGCACAAAGAGCGGCTGCCCGACGCCTAGCAGGTTGGTGCCGTCGTAGACTTTTTCCCGCAAGCCACGCAGCTTGGAGCGCATTTGCAGCGCCGCCACATGCCCGTTCACCATGTAGCCGTCAAGCTCGACTTTGGCGATAACACCGGCCTCGCCCATGATGTCATCGTAGATGTCGTTACCGGCCCCCACAGTGACGACGTTGCTGGCAGCGGTCGCCAGCGGCACCAGTCCCAGCGGCCAGTCCTGCGGCGCATTCGTGCCGTACAGCACGGCGGCATCGAACGTTTTGCCGAACGCCTCCACGATGCGGGGCTGAATCTCGCCCCAGATGTCGTAATCGGCATCATCCAAAACCGCTTCGGGAATCGGCACGATGACGGCCAACTCTTCGGCGTTGATGAACTTGTTGCCCCATTGCGCCTGCGTGGTTTTCTTGAGGCCGGTGTCACCGCTCACGAAATAGGCGGAGATCAGGCCGGCGAGAACCGGCATCCGGCGCTGCTTGCTTGTCATGTTCGGCAAGCGGCGGCCCAGGCGCATGACAGCGCTCTGTTCCGGCACGCTCTGGATAATCTGACGGGTAACGTCTTCGGGGATCAGCGCTTCCACGTTGGAGCGGGTGATCAAACTGTTGTAGGCCATTCAATCCTCTGTGAGTGTTTGCACTCCTTTCTCTAAAGCAGAGCGGTTAGCGCCCTGCGGCTTTACGGATGAAGCTGTTCATTGTCGGCTGTGCGGTGCCGGCCTGCGTTGCGCCCTGCGCAGCGTTGGCCGGTGGCGTGACTTTCTTGCGGAATAGTTCCGGCGCTGCCTCTCGCAGCTTGTTGAAGTCCACCTTGCCATCCTTGCCGATTAAGTCGAGATCCTGCGCAGCCAGCCAAGCAAGGCGGAGATTCGCAACATCAGCATTGTGGGCGTCCTCGTAGAACTGCGCCTTCTGATCAAGCTTGCCCATGTCACCGGTGAGCTTTTCCAGTTGAGTAGCCAATTCGCTGCCCTTGTCGGCCTTTCCGCTTAACTCCTTGATTTGAGCAGCGAGCTTTTTGCGCTCATTGCGCTCGGATGTTAGCGCCGACTTTAAGCCGTCCACATGATCATCGAACAAGTCTTTGGTGGCGTCATCCAGACCGCCATACCACTTGTCGAACGTCAGTGGCTCTTGCTGCTGCTGGCCTTGTTGGGCAGCGTCTTGCTTCTGCTGTTCCTGCTGCTGGTTGCCTTGCTCTTGCTTCTGTTCCTGTCCTTCCATGTAGCGTCTCGCTCCTGGTGGCATCTCGCCAAAGTGAAAAAAAAAAAAGGGGTGATTTGACAAGTTTTATTTCTTGTCACATCCCCGTGTGTCTCTGTTCCTGGTGATGTTCGCTGGTGTGGTAGCCAGCGCTAAGTATTAAGTTGACCAGCCCAGGCATCAAACCTGGCTACACTTCCTTGCGTCCGGCTTTTTAACCGGAGGAAGCTGCACCTCTTGCGCATCGCCGGCCATGATTAAACTTTGAAAAACAATGATCTGCGCACCATTCTACGCACGCTAACCGGCAACGGCTTTGTCAAATGATACGTTACACGGTTAAGAGCGTGAAACAATTTTCTGGTTGCCGCAATCATGAAAACAACTTCTCGATTGCCCGCGCGATACAGTACGGGATTACCGCCAACCCGATGCTGAACGCAATCGCACCCGTCTGCTGCATCACGTTGTCACCGCCACCACCGAATATGCCACTGATCACCGCCACCACACTGCCGATGGCAAAGAGCAGGGCAACTACATAAACGAACTTGATAAAGAACTTCACTACCGCTCTACCTTTCCAAGTGGGCGCACCGTCCAGTCTTGCACGCCATTCTCCACAGTCAAGATAATCTCATGGCGGCCATCGGGGAGCGCTTGCAGACGGCGCATTAACTTTACAATTTGCTGCGTCGCCAAATCTTTGGTGAGCGTATCATGTTTTTTGGATTCCGTCAAGCTTTCAAGCATTTCTCTGTAGCTCCTGTACCGTCGCCGGCACGATGGCGTCGCCCCACGTTGCGTTGGTGCGCACGGCGGCGAAGTTCTCGAACGCCATGCCGTCCTTGTACATGGCGTAGCGCTGCGGCCCCAGGATCTTGCGCTGCGTCGCTTCCGGCTGCGCCGCGAACCATGCTGGCCCTTGCCGCCACTGTGGAGGCGCAAAGCCTTTCACGATGGGAACAGTCGTGCAGCGACAGTTGGGATGCGCCTTGAACGATTCGCCCAGCGCCATCTCCTGCCCATCCGCAGCAAGGCAGCCAGCACATACCCTAGAGTCATGCGCCGATAGACGACGTGCGCCATCCACCACATTGCTGTGCTGATAAGCCGCCATGCTGCTTTGCCGATAAACCCGCATCTGCTCAGTCCGGGCAATATTCATCATCCTACTCAGCGATTGCGACAACCCATCACGCACCATCATGCGGGCCGTGCGCTGTGGATTGTAGCCCAGCGCCGTCGCTTCGATTAGCCTGTCGAGCGTCCCTTGCGCCCCTGCGCTGAAAGAATTCTGCAATAAAGTTTGCAGGGGTGAGCCGTCGCCCGCTAAACCAACCATGTTTTCGATGACATTGATTGGAAAAATGTCAAAGCCGAGACGGGGCCCAAAGCTGCGAATCGCCGCCGTTGCTGCGTTGATGCCCTGCTGCCCGTAGTGGCGCTGTGCCGACTGGATCAGCCCATCGGCGTAGTCCACATAGCTGCTATGCTCTCGTTGCACCTGACGCAGCAGCGAAGCGTAGCGATCAAGCTGGAACTGGCGTGATTGAAGTTGCCCAACGGTAAGCCCATCCTGCGCAACCCTGGCCGCAAACACCTCAACCTTGTCCTGCAACACGTTCTCAAGCGCTGCCCAGCGGCGTGTCATGGACGCAAGCTGCTCGCCTTCACGCCGCAGCAGGGCCGCTTTGAACGCTTGCATTGTTTCGACAACTAGGCTCATTATCGTTCATCCTGGCCGCATAGGAAGGCCGTGGCGCTGTTTTGCGCCGATTCGTGACTCATTGCATCAGAATGCGCCGTGGGGCAACAGGAAGGCCGTAGAGCGTTTTAGCGCCCGTACACCAAACCATTGCCATCGTACCCAACTTCGCACAGCGTAGCCGCCAGCGCTGCCCATGACGCCGTGTGCAGCCTGATCTTGCTCAAGTTGTTCAGCAGCCACTCTGTCATGTCCCACGAGCCGGTGTAGGCCCGTGACGCCCCTTGCCAGTCCGCCACCATCTCCCGCAAGTCCCGCTTCGGCATACGCATCAAGCCCGCTTCCACATTGCTGCCCCGTGGCGTGAAGCCGTCAGGGAAGATAAAATGCTGCCAGTGGTGACTTCCGCAATGAACATGATGTAACCAAGCTGATGCAAAGCCATCAGGATCACCCTTATCCCCATGAAACTGCCTTGCGTAATAGGGGAACTCTTCTGGCATCCATTTAGAGTAATCGTGCTGATCTAACTGCGAATCAGGCAAGCCCAACTTGCGCCCCGCCTCTTTCACGTAAGCCACATGGGCGCAAAGCGATTCGTGGTAGCTCTGCGCTTGCGCCGGCGTGATGCCGTAAAAATCGAAGTCCACAATCGAAAGCGTGGAATCGCCTAACGAAAACTTCATGTTGCCCCCAAGCTAACCAGCGTCATTACACCCATTTTTGTGTCCACAAAAATCACTTTGCCTATTACTATCCGAAACGCATTACACCCATTTTGGCGTTCATTACACCCTTCATTACACTTTGGGTGTAATGAATTTTTGACCAATTTACACTGGAAAAAATCGCCATTACACTCATTACACTTTTTTTTTAAAGGCACCACAGTATTTTTTAGGCCGAAAATAAACATATACAAACTAATTCAAATTGGGGGCATCTACGCTCATCTATATCCATTGTCGATATATGTGTATTTTTTGGCCTCTCATGTGCGAGGATCATGGTGTAAGAAGTGTAAGAGTGTAATAATTGGCATTCTACCAGTGTAATAATTCATTACACTTTTCATTACACTTTTTTTAAAGGTGTAATGACACCATTACTCACTTAATGATATATCTCCTAGATGAATCACTCGTTGGGAGCCGCCACCAGCCCAGACGACCTTGGTTGTTTTCCCGTCAGGCGACTTTGACGCACGCAACCTAAGCTCATCCAGTTGCGCATACAGCGTGTTTTTGGATAGGCCGCCCAGGTCAAGCCCTACAGTGCGCTGTAGGAGCGCCATTGTCACGTCAGGCAGCAGATAGATGCCCTTCCCGCCGTCGCTCCATCCCACAAAGCGGTCACGGTCACGGGGATCGACTAGCTGTTCGGGCGAAACGGCTTTTTCCTTGATGACCAGGGCGCGCCCACTGCCCAGCGTTTCCCGCAGCGCATCGACAAAGCGCTTGGCCTCTAGGGATTGCGCCGTCAGGTTGGTCATGGTTTCGACGGTGGAGATCAAACCCCGCAAATGAGCGTCCATGTATTTTGCTGCCCATTCGCCCAGCGTTGGATGCTGCATCAGCACGAGCCAGAGCAGTTCATTCAGCGCCAAGTTGGTGGCAACTCGCATCGGGTTGACAGTGTTGGGGCTATGCGCCTTGATCTTGGCGTACCAGTCGTTACGTGCCTGGTCAAAGTCGGCGGCCACTTCCAGCGCTATCCTTTGCCCCTCTTCGGATTCCAGCCAGGACAGCCAAGCGTTACCCACGGCGCACAGATGGCCCGCCTTGCTTTGCGCAATGGTGAGCAGCGCCAGGTCGCGCCCCTTCAGGAAGTTGGCGACAAGCACACGGGCAATGCTGGCCGGGTCTTTATCCGGCACATCCTCCCCGGTAAACACCGGCCAGCAGTACACCGGCTTGGTTTCCCGCAGTTGAGCGGCTCGGTTCAGCCGATCTTTTTCGCCACCTTCCATCAAGTTATGCACAAGGTTGGTGAAGTCATGGCCGCCGCTGCCTGTAGTCGGCTTGTAGTTGTCCACCAGTAGCGGCATATCGCTTGTGTTCGTGGCGTAGCTCATGACGGCGTTGCGGGTTGCGCCTTCGCCCCACTTGATGAGATTTTCGTCAAGGATGAAATCAGGCCCGTACAGACACATGAGACCCTCCGTATCTGACCTCTTTTGCGTGCCGGTGCGCCCAGCGATGAACAGGCCGCAACGCTCATTGCGCCAGCCGACCAGATTCGCCAACGGCGCTAGCAGCAGATGCGCCACAACAAGCGTGCCAACTTCTGGCCCTACAAAGTTGACTGCGGCGTCAAGCGATTCTAACCCCTGCATGATGTCCCTATCGGCATAGATGTAGTAGGGCAGCTTGCGATTCAGGCGCACGGATACGCCATCAGGCTCACGGCCAGGAATGAGAAATTTCCCATCCTGCCAACCGGTGCGTGTGTAGCGCCTGGTTTGCCGTAGGTCGCCATTGGTCATCAACTTGATGGCTGGCCCCAGGTGCTTTTGCATCCCGGCGCGCACAGGGTCTTTAGCGCCAGCAGCGGCTTCCAGCAGGGCGCGCAATTTGCGGTCATCTCAACATACGTGCGCTTGAATGTCACAGGTGAACGGCCCGGAGCGCACGGCGCAACCGGCGATGGTGTACACCTTAGCGCCGTCCTCGGTTGTCCCTTCTTCGGTGATCGTGGCGGTGAAGTCGCAGATCGGCGTTGCCTTGATTTCGACAGAGCCGTCCTCATCCGTTTTCTTGGAGAGCAGGCAAAGCCGACCCTCATCTACGTCATACGGCCAAGATTCGGGCAACTCCACCTCGACCGGCTGCACCTTCTTTCCGCTCAAGCTCTTGACGCAAGCGGTTACATATTCCTTGGCATCGCCCTTTGTCCAGCCGTAGGCGGTCAGGGTGTCACGTACCTGCATTTGGTCGAGTGGCGACAGGGCAGCGACATAAGCGCCAAGATCACGGATCTGCGTGCGCTTCTCCGCTAGTTGTAAATCAGGGTCGGCGGCTATCTCACGAATAGCCTGGATCACAGCTTGTGCATTCATAGTTGCGCCTTGCAAACTCTAGGATACTTGCGGCCCATCC